GTATTGAAACTAGTGCTACAGCTGACCAAACAGGAGCTGAAATTAAGCTAGCTTATGAAGGTGAATTAGATACTAATGCGTATACAGATGCAGAAAAGACAAGTGTTGGCACAATATCTGCATTAGCACCATTAGCAAGCCCTACATTTACAGGAACTGTTAATCTTCCACTATCAAATACAATACATGTGACAGAAAAACAATTATCATCTAATCCTACTGCTGGTTATGCAGTAAATTTAAATAATGGATCTGTTTTTGAACTAACATTATCTGGTAATACTGCTATTAGTTTCTCAAATATACCAACAACGTCAAATACAACAACAGTTACTTTAATACTTATACAAGATGCTACTGGTAGTAGAGTTCCATCATTTCCAGTATCAGTTATATGGGATGGAGGTACTGTACCTACATGGGGTACTGCCGCAGGTGATGTTGATGTTATTACATTATTCACATATACTACGGGAACAACTTGGAGAGCTAACTTAGTTGGTCAAAATTATGCTTAGAAACTTAAGGGCAGCAGCAGGTTATAGAGCACAGCATTCTGCAATATATTTATCAATAGCATCAAACTTGTCAAATATAAATTTATTTTCATTATTTGGTAGTCCTGTTGCTGCTGGAAACTATATAGCAACTATAGAATCTGGTGTTTTAATAAACTCAAGTAGTGCCTCAACAGCAGCTTTAATTTCTGGTAATTTCCCAAATGGTTCTACACTTAAATTAATAAATAATGGTCAAGTAATAGGAGCAGGTGGTGCAGGGGGTGTTGGTGGTAATCCAGATATTGCTGGTAATCCTGGAAATCCTGGTGGTAATTCAATAGATACAACAATAGATTTAACAATAGATAATATTGGTGATATATTTGCTGGTGGCGGCGGCGGCGGCGGCGGTGGCGGCGATATTGGTGGTATAATATATTGTGATGCTGCTTCTGATGGATCTGGTGGTGGTGGTGGTGCTGGTAATACTGGTGGTGCAGGTGCTGCAGCTGGTAATGGTGCCAGTAATGATACATCATACCCAGGTTCTGCAGGTGGTACAACAGGTGGTGCAGGTGGTGCTACACCTACAGGTGTAGCAGGTTCACAAGGTGGTGGTGCAGCAGGTGGTGCAGGTGGTGCTGGTGGTGAATATGGTGCTGTAGGTGTTACAGGTGTTACTGGTAATGATGATGGTAGTGGTTGTGCTACACCTAAAGTTGGTGGTACGGGTGGTGCCGGTGGTAATGCTGTAAAATTAAATGGTAATATAATTACTTGGGTTTCAGGTAATAATAGTACTCAAGTTAAGGGGACTGTTGCATAATGAGTATAATAAAAAATCATAATGTAAGAATGGATACTACTAGTATAATTAACAATACTGTTGGTTTTACAAGTAATACAACTAATAATGAACCGGTAATAGAGTCTGTTAATTTATCTGATATATTTATAAGATCAATGTATTTTAATGATATTGGTAATACAAACATACCACATAAACATAATTATGATCATTATACATTATTAGCAGCTGGTAGCTGCATTGGAATAATAGATAGTATTGAAACTAAATATATATCCCCAGCTATAATATTTACACCTGCACATGTATTACACTATTTTAAGGCATTAGAAAAAAATACAGCGTTACATTGCATAAATGTATTAAAAAACTATGAACCACTAATTGTTAATAAAAATAAAGGAGATTAAAGAATAAAATGGCTAATTATACAGCTTATATACCAGCGGTGGGCTCAACAACCTACCCAACACAACTATCAAACTTTATTACACTTAGTGAGGCTATTGATACTGAAATAGAAAATGCTCGTGAAGGAAAACTAACATTACTAGCTAATTTAGGTTTAAAAGCTCCATTAGTTAGCCCAACATTTACTGGTAATTTCACATCTACTGGTATAGATGATAATGCAACAGCAATCGCGATAACGATTGATAATACACAGAACATAGCCTTTGGAGGTAATGTAAGTTTAGCTGATAATAAACACCTATACCTTGGCACTGGTAATGATTTAGATATTTATCATAATGGAACTGATTCAAGAATCCATAATAATACTGGTGATTTTAGATTACACCAACTGTTAAATGGGGGATTAATTAAATTAAATTCAAACGATTCTGCTGGCGTATTAAAAAGCAACATAATTTGTGGTGGTGCAATTCCAAAAGTTGATTTATATTATGCAGGTGCTATTCAAATATCTACAGCATCTGGTGGTCCTACTATAAATGCTACACCAGCTTTAAATGATAACTCATTAAAAGTAGCTACTACTGAATATGTTGATAGGGTTACAACCCCAGCTAGTTATAGAGGCGCTTTAGTGTATATGGCAGGTAACCAAAGTGTTGCTGACTCAACACTTTATGATTTACAGTGGGATGCTGAAATATATGATACAGATACAATACATGATAATGTAACAAATAATAATAGACTAGTAGTACCCACAGGTGTTTCACGTGTTAAAATAACATTTGGTGTGTGGTTTTATAATAATTCTACTGGTTTTAGACAATATACATTAAGAAAGAATGGGTTTAGTTCATCAATTGGATTACCTGTACATCTTGAAAATAACCCCCAAGCAGCAAATGGTAATAGGTGGTATATTACAACTACAGCATTAACTGTTGTGCCTGGTGATTATTTTTCACTAAATGTATACCAAACATCAGGTGCTCCCTTAAATATATTTGGTGGTAGTGCTGGTGGCTGGATGTCAATGGAAATAATAGAATAAAATAAAAGGAAATAAAAATGAAACTAGAATTAACAACAGAAGAAGTAAATAAGATACTTAATTTATTAGGTCAAGCACCTTATAATCAAGTATATCAATTAGTTATTAAAATACAACAACAAGCACAGGAACAAGATATAGGTAAAGAAATACCTAATAAATAATAAGGATTATAATGAAGAGCATACTAGGTATAATAATATTATTACTTGCATTTAATGTAAATGCAGATAATAATCACCATAAGCACCATAAACAAACTAATGTAACTAAACAGTATACTACTAAACAGTATACTACTAAAAAGTATATTACTAAAAAGTATATTACTAAAAAGTATACCGCTAATAATTACAATACCAATAACTATATAGTTAATAGTACAACAGTTATTGCCGCAGCAATGGGTCAACATAATTTTGATTATGGCACATATGCATTTCAAAAATCAATAGCAGCTGCATCAATAAATGGTTATATTGCTATCTCTGCAGCTATGGCACGTAGAAGATGTAAAGATTGTGGTTTATTTAGCGCGTCTATATCATCAAATTTTAACAGTTTAGGATTTGGTGTTGGATATACTTGGGGGTATTAAAATGAGCATAACTATTGATAAGTGTAAAAATATATATAAAGAATACAAGATATGGCTATTTATAGTAGCCTTATTTAGTAGTAATGGTATACAGGCTTACTTAAATATAGACCCAAAGCAAGTTATAGAACATATTGCTAATACACCTACTTCGTATATTGCAAATAAACCAAATGAAGAAAAAATAATTATTAAACTAATTAGTTGTGATGCTAATAGTATAATGTCAGATCATATAAATGAACACCACGGAGGTAAATAATGCAAGTAACATTATTAAATGCAGCAGCAAATACAGTAACAGGTGCAACACATAGTAAATTAAATACTAGTTTAATAACTGAAGACTTAACAGTTCAATTGATACTTACTGGAGTACCAACAGCAGTAACAATAACTATATATGGGTCATTAGATGGAATAAACTTTGATGCATTAGCTATACATGATGCTATTGCTAATGGTAATATGTTTCATATTAGTGGAAAAGATGTAAGATATATTTATGCAACTGCAACTACTGTTACTGGTGGTACTAATCCAACAGTTACAGCTAATTTAGCGTACTAAGGGATATATTATGGCATCTATTATATATGGTAAGGAAGGTATAAATAATGGTTCAAATGTATATGGATTTGGTGGTTTATTCTCAGGTTCTAAAATTTATGAATCTATAATACGAGCTATTACTGAAAGTGTTACAAGTTTTTGGGGCTATTCACAAGTTAATGGTACTAGCTTAAGTATTAATAGTATTGGGTATATAAAATCACCTATTGGACAAACTGCACCATTTTCTATATCAGCATACCCAAATGCAACAGTATCTGGTATAAGAAGACAATCAGGATTACCTATTAATGTATATGAACATGTTGAATATCGTTGGAAATTAACATATGCAGATGATACCAATATTGAATATTTTAATGATATCTGGAGTCAAGTTGATTTAGCATATAAAAACCCCTATACTGACATAATATCTCCAGAATTTACTGCAGTGATACGTAAGGAGGGCAATTATAAGTTAATATGTGAAGGTAGGGTAATGACATCAAATGGTTTAGTTATTATAGATACATTTGAAGAACTATTTACAATAAATAAAAATATACAATCACATATATATTATGATACAGTTTTAGGTAATGATCTTAATGATGGTCTAGACCCAAATGGGTTCACATTAACTAATGCTAGTTATATTGAATCAACTAGATATTTGACTGAAATTGGTAAGTTTACCTCTTATAACCATGCAACTGCTACAAGTTTTGGTTATGATAGAGAGAACACAAATTGGATTTATGTTGATGGTGAATTACGTCGCATTGCTGCAAAAATAAGTAATGATACTATTCAGTTAGATACTGATTATAATTTAGGTATTAATAAAGTTGCACTAACATCTTCTACTGGTGTTAAACAGAATTTTGATGGTTTAGCAGTAAGTAATACAAATATACTATTAAAAGGTGGCACAACTACAATAATTAATAATACATTTAGTATTATTACTTCTGGTAGTGTATCTTTGGCATCCTATGGAGCATTAGTAAAGCCAACAGTAACTACAAATATACTTACAAAACTAATTTATGTACAAACTAATTTAAGTGGTATAGCGTCACCCTCATTTACTATTAGTAATATTATATTAGATGGTAATAGTATGGCTTATGGTATTGGTGGCAATCTTGGTAGTTCTATTGATACTAGCTTTACATCTATTTTGCTTGATAGAGTTGAAACTCCAAATTGTTTGTCATCAGGATCTGGGATAAATCCAATACAGGCATCATTGAATACAAAGCAATTATTATTATTAATATATGGATGTCTCTTTAATAGCCTAAGAGTCCTAAATACTAGTTATACAGTATCAAGTGCTATATCTGGGGATGCATTTTTAGATGTTGCCGAAGTAATTGGGGGTACAACACCAGCATCAGGTACTTTAAGAATTTGGGATGGTACACAATACGATTTCCATAGGTATTCATCATATGCTGGATCTAGATTTACATTGTCAGGGGTTTTAGGGCTTCCCGCTACATTACAAAAAACATATATAGCAACAAGTCCAGTATTATCTTCTGAAGCTAAGAGTAATGCTGTATATATAGGATATGTAGGTACTAATCAACATATTAGATATATTGGTAATATAGTTGATGCAGTCTGTGATTCACCAATATATGAACATTTTTTATATCCAAATTTTGCATCCAACCATAACCATTTTGCATGGAATTATGGTAGATCTGGGGATAGGGTTGGGTATATGTTTAATACTAATAATATGGGTTCTGCTGAAAATAATTATGTTTCTATTCATGATAATTATGCTAGTCAGTGTGAGTGGTTTGTTGATTTGTCTAATGGCTCAAATGACCCAACAACTTATACATTTGCAAATACCTCAATAACTAGAAATAAAGCTGACAATTTAAGTAAAGGATTTAATTATAGTTATACAGGTAAAAGTATTTTTGCAAAAGGAAATGAAGTATGGAGTACAACATTTATAGCAGATATGTTTCATAATAATTCACCATTAGTACCAGTAACAAAAGCTGACTGGGATTATGTATATGAAGGAAATAAGTGTTATGGCAGTGGTATTGGAAATCAAGGAAATCCTGTAAATGGTTATGAATTATATGGAAATGAAAGTGTAGATATATCAACAGTAGCCAGTAGTATCTCAGTATCTAGTACTAATATTACAGGGTTAGTTGTTGATAGTAATACAGTATATGCACCAAACGACTTAGACGGATCACATTTACTTGTAGATGGAATATATAAAAATTTAACTGAATTTGATAATTTAATTGGTGGTACTAATGTAGAACAACACCCAGATTGGCAAGATGGTCCTAATGGTGACTTTTCAACAGCATTAATACCCGTGAATATAGTAAACTTAACAAATTTAAAAGTACTATTAAATAAAGTATACAATTATGATACTTCAATTTTATTTATTGGTGCACCTACTATTACATATAGCTTAGGTAGTGGTGTACTACCGAATGGTTTAGTTTTAAATAGTTCTACAGGTATTATTTCTGGTACTGCTACAACCCTAGAAACAGTGAATGGTATTTCAATAACTGCTACAAATGCTAGTGGTAGCGCTACTACTGCAGCAGTATCTATGATTGTTAGTGATTATACCATAACATTTAATAACTCATCATATGGTACTATTACTGGTGGTATTTCTAATTTTATTTCTTTAGATAGTGGTGGTTTTGTACAATTCGACTATACAAATAGTACACCAGGTAATTACCCAGTAGTAGGTCCAAGTAATAATATTAGGTTTAATGCTGGAAGTATAACTATTCGACATACATATGGTACAACAACAACATTTACTATACCTAACTTCCAAAGTCTTTATTTAGATGGTAATAAGCATACTTTTAAAGTCACTGCAGGTACTGGTATTGCTTGGAATATTAATATAGATGGTATTAATTATGCAGATGATGCTGCTACATTAGGTGTAGTTGGGAATTTTATACGTATAACAACTATTGCAGGTGCAAGTACATATCAATATGCTGGTAGACTATATAATCTAATAGTTAATGATAATACAAATCAGGATGTATTTATTATTAATTCTGGGTCTGTTACAACTGAAAATGCTTCAAGTGGTAATGGTATTGTAACATATACGGGAGTTGTTGCTAGTGATTGGGGATAATAAGAAAGGAGAAATAAATGGCAGGATTTAGTAGAAGATCAAAAGGATTACTAAACACATGTGATACTAAAATTATAGATATAATGAATGAAGTAATAAAATATTATAACTGTACAATTTTAACTGGTCATAGAACAAAAGACGAACAAAATGAAAAGGTAGAAAATAAGCAATCAGAAGTTAATTGGCCAAATAGTAAACACAATAGTATGCCATCTATGGCAGTTGATGTGGCACCTTGGCCAATTCCAAAGGATTGGGGTGATAAAGAATGGAAGGAGCGAACTAAGTTCTACGAACTAAAAGCTATTATATTCTTTGTTGCAGCTAGTAAAGGTTACACTCTTAGATGGGGTGGAGACTGGGATAGGGATTATGATTATCTTGATAATAATTTTGATGATCTTGTTCATTTTGAAATAGTAGGAGAATAATATGAGTTTAGCAAGTACAATAGCAAGTTTTGCACCAATGTTAGGTGGTTTAATAGGTGGGCCAGGTGGTGCAGTGTTAGGTAAACTAGTAGCATCTACATTTGGTAGTGATACTGAAGATCCTAAAGAACTTGAGAGATTGATTAAGGCTGACCCACAGGCAGCAATAAAACTACGTGAAATTGAATTAAGTAATAAAGTTGAATTGGAAAAATTAGTTATAGCTTCTGAGGCAAACAGATTAGTTAGTGAGGCTTCAAAGATTGAATCAGTTAATGCAACTATGCGTGCAGAAGCTGTATCTGGAGATGTGTGGCAAAGAAGATGGAGACCTTTCTGGGGTTATATTTCAGGAGTAGCTTTCTTCGTTCAAATACTAGCAATCATATATGTTATGATAGCAGCGCCAGCTACTGCCGCTGCAGTAATAGCGTCATTAGCTTCGTTACAGGTATTCTGGGGTGTTCCTTTAGCAATTTTAGGTATATCAGCTTATCAACGCGGTAAAGAAAAGAGAACTGCTTTAGGTGAACAAGCAGAACCTATTTTCAAAATGTTTAATAAATAAAAAAAGGGGCTTGCGCCCCTTTTCTTTTATTCAAAACTTGATCTATAACCAATAAATAGATATGTATTACTATAATTCTTAGTTACCAACTTAGAATCAAGTACAACAATATTATCATTCACAATATTAGTTTCCTGAAATAAGTATGTATTTGAACTATCACTATGTAATAATCTAATAAAGAAATTATTATGTTCTACTTCAATAAATGGTGTACTATATTGTTTCCAATTACCTAATGTAGTATAATCCCA